CGAATAGAGGACTGTGCTAGTTCTGCTACTCGCTCCGCATCCTGTTGATGAACTTCAAACTGTAGCTCATCGTGTATTGTGTTTACTAATTTAGCACGTAGATGTTCTTTTTCTATCGCTCTGTCCATACAGATAGACCACTGTTTACAGAGTATAGCACCACCACCTTGCAACAATGTGTTTAAAGCTGCGTGGGCGCTTCGTACGTACAGTCTACGCCCGTCGATACCTCGAATGTATCCACGATCTGCCACTTGCTCTACACGCGCTAAAAGATTTTGTAAGCTAGGCATATTATTAAGAAAGCGTTGCCGTATCACGCTACCTTGTGACTGACTTAGATTAAGTATGGAGCCTAGCTTTGAAGGGCTGGCACCATACAAAAATGCATAGATAAACGTCTTTGCCAACGCTCTGTCATCTATATCCAAAGCTTGCATGGTTACGGTGTGCGGATCACCGTTTACAACCTCTTCAGCGTACGCATCATCCTGCATGTAGTGAGCAAGCATACGAAGCTCTAATCCTTGAGCGTCCATCCCACAGATACGATAGTCATTGCTTGGCACAGTCCAACATTCTCTGCTTTGTTTGCCGTATGGTTTGTATACAGCAACGATGTTTGCCATGTTGGGGTCTGCATGTGTCATTCGACCAGTGACTGCGCCTAGACTAAACACCTTGCCATGTACACGGCCATCCTTGCCTAACGCATTTAGCCAAGACTCTACAGTTTTCCAGCGTGTCTCAAGCATCTTCCATTCCGACAGCTTCTTTGCAGGTTCTGGTGCAGTGTCTGGCAATGTAGCTAAATTAGCTTCAGATACTTTTGGTGCGCCTTTTGGTGTAAACTCTGTAGGCTTCCAGCCAGCCTCTTCCATACGCTCTACCACTTGTTTGTGTGACGCAGGATTAAACTCCTCGAAGTCTATTGACCAAAAAGGTCCACCTATATCCTCATACTGAAACTGTCGTAGTCCAACCTTAGATATAACACCATTCTTTGTATACTTTGGTAGGTCGGTGCGTACGACTTTTACTTTTGGTGCGAAGTATTTTTTGATATTTGTTTTGATTGTGTCTGCTTTTGATTGCGTTTCAACAAGCAAGTCCACAGCTTTCTTTTGATCCAAGTAAAATCCGTATCTACTTTGACGGGAAATAATGTCAGCGATAGCATGTTCTAATTCTATACTTTGTTGTGAAAAATCTACACCTTCTTTTAATAGATGCTTATACAATTGTACTGTAATAAATACATCTTGTTCACAGTACTCACGCATCTCCTCAGAGTATGCATCAAATTTATTAAAATCTATCTTGCCATAACCAAGACGCTGCCCCCATGCGCCAAGACTATGCCCGCCAGAACGGTCAGGATTAAAAAGTCTGGATAGGACGAGAGTGTCAACTTTATTTTTAATCTCAATATTCCAAAGCTTTTCCAGAACTGGGAAATCAAAGTCGATACCATTGTGAGCAATAAAAATATCCTTTTCTAAATCAACAAAGTCTATAAAAGACGCCGCATCTCGAAACGAGAGTATAGCTGTGTCGTTATCTACATCGCATATACAAGCGACCCATATGACAGTAGCGTCTAAACTATCTGCTTCAATATCAATAACATAGCGTGTCATCGTTTATTCCTGTTAAAAAACGTACTAGTAATGACGAGGGTAGTAGGTATCAAAGGGGAGGGGCTACCTCTATGAGATCATCTATATACTCTTGGAAACCTTTAGCATTTTCATATTGATCCTGTCTACCTTTTTTAATATAGGAGACCTCTTCCTCATTTGGGCCTACTAAAGTATGTACATATACAAACTTGTACAAACCCGATTCTTCACTGAGGTGTAATCTTTTATAACCACGATATGAGAAACCTTTATAATCTATTGTTACCTCATACTCCCCGTGTTTTTTCATAAAGGGAAATTCTAATTGTTTTTCATACATTCTTCTATTAACTCCTTTATCGTTTGTAACTCATTTATTTTTATATTATAACAATCTGCTTTTACCTGATATCCGTTTGATGGGTCTATGGTTCCCTTCTTCCAAAACTTAGCAGTATCAAAGAACTGTTCTTTACCTATACCGCCAAGTATAAAGCCTTTGTCAAAGCTGTGCATAACTCTACAAAATACATAAGCATCACACTTTTGTTTTGTATTATATGCAGGTATTGTACAGTCATACTCACCTTTCGGTGTAACGCTTGTGGATTTTGTTTTAATGTCAATACGTACACTTTTGTCAACTATAAAATCATAATCATACGTATTGTGTACGTCTACTTTGTAAAATGGAGATGCATATTTTTTAAACATAGCTTCACCTAAGAAGCCATACATATTACCTTTACCTTTTGCTATAGAATGTTTAAGCACGCCCATTTCTTTTGATTGATTAGACGCATTGTCTCGCATTTTAGAAGTAATATTCATAGTAACAAAGTCTTCATTCATTTTGAGGATACTCCACAGTTTCACCAAATGTTTTCATTTTACCAATAAAGTTTGCGTGATCCATTAACATGTTCATAAGCGCCTGTCTAGTTACCTTTACTTCTTTTGCGTTTTTACGTGCCTTATCTACAGCCTGATGTAAGGCATCGAAGTCTGTGTCGCTTGTGTATATTTTCATTATAAAAT